CCACTTGTAGTCATAATATCTCCTTTAATACTTAGCCCACCAGAATTAGGTGTTCTTCTTATATTAGTGTCAAACTTCTTTGCTAAATCTTTTGCAATTTTTAGCTCAAACCTTTTACCTTTTTTATTTGCATTTAAACTCATATTTTTTGGAAATGTTTTCTAATTATTGCTCCAAGTTCAGCATCATTAGAATATATTCTACACAGCAAAGCAATGTTGTATTCAATAGGAGAATCATTACTACGATAATGAGAGTCCTTTGTTTGTCTGTATTCATTTAATGTTCTCTTTTTACTTTTCAAAATATCTTTTTACTATTACAACAATTAAAGCACCAGAGATAAAACTGGTTATGTGTGATATGATTAACATTAATAATATAGTTTTCATTTTTTAAATGTATTAAATTTTTTCTTAAGTTCAGCAGTTTCTTTATATGCTTTTACATTTTGCATTGTTAATAATGTTTGTTTGTTTTTCATTTCATCAATCATTAACCTCAGCTCTAACATACATTTTAAGCTATCTTGCAACGTTTCTACCGCTTCCAATTTGCTTTGTGTTACTCTACCTACTTTTAAACCTTCTTGTGCTTTTAAAAGCAATATTTCTAATTTGTTCTTTGTTATTGTATAATCTAAATCTGTCATCTTAAAACATTCTTATTTGTTGTTTATGTTGTTCTATTCTTTTCATAGCTGATTCATAGTATTCAGTATCTAATTCACAAGCAGTCAAATCATATCCTAAATTATGGCACGCTATTGCTATTGAACCACTACCTAAATGAGTATCTAATATTTTATAACCCTCTTTACCATATTTTAATAAAATCCATTCATAAAGTTTTATTGGTTTTTGTGTTGGATGTTGTTTTTTTCCGTCATAATCTGGCAAAGTAGATAATCTTTTAAATATTCTAATATTATTTTTAATACTACACCAAGCTAACTCTGCTTCTGAAAAACTTAAATTAGGATTTAATTTATCCCATATTAGCCAATTATTATTTAATGGAAGTTTAAAATAATTACCTCCCCAAATTATTTGATTTTTTGATACCCTAAAAAGCTCGTTAAAATATTCATCATTAGGTGCAGAACTATCCCAATCTTTACCTTTAACAAATTCGTGCTTGCCACTACCCATAGTCATCTTGCCAGCATCAATTCCATAAGGAGGGTCTACAATAGCAAGGTCAAAGTAATTATCTTCATACCTTGCCATTAGCTTGATATTATCTTCGTTTGTAATAGTCATTGTTTTAAATCTTCAGAGTAAAGTAATTCATCACCAAGTTTTTTATCTAATGTTTTAATAGTTCTATATATTTCTATGCTTTTTCTTTTTACTTCCTCTTTCTCTGCTTTAGTAGAATCTGTTCCAAGATGTGCATACAAACTACAATCTATTTCTAAAAGTGTATCTATCTTTTTTTTATTACTCCAAGTTTTATAATTCATAAACTCTTGTATGTTTTTATATGTGTATCTCATTGTTTTTGTTTTAAAATAATTCTGTTTGGTTTACATTTTGTTTTCTTACTATTCCTACTGCTGTTTCTAATATTGTTTTACCAGCTTCATAGTCTACAAGGTTTCTTGCTATTTTATCTATACGCTGCTTACCCTTGTATTGTCTAAAATCATAGTCGTGAAATTCACACCATCTTGAAACTTCATCCTTTCCTTCCATAATTGATGACTTCCTTGCGTTTAAATCACTTGGTAAATTAAAGTTAGTCCAATAAAGATGCCTACCTCTTTTCTTTGCTGGGATAAGAGGCTCATAATATGGTATAACATTCTCAACAACATAATTACCTTTAAACCATTTTTCTAAAAATATTATTTCTTCATATAATTTTAAATCTGGGTAAGCTGCTTTAGTTGTATTTCTTCTTGCAAATCTCGCTCTACTATGTGTAGGACAAGGTGGGCTGCTCCATATAAAATCAAACTCTTTGTAATGGTCTAATAAATACTGATGTGCGTCTGCTACTATTACTTTGTCATTAGGAAATCTTTCTTGATACAATCTTGCACATTCAGGGTCTAATTCAACAGCGGTAACTTCTATATCTGTAACTTCATCCCACTTGTATCTGTTTCCACCTAAACAAGCATATAAATTTAATATTTTCATTGTTTTTGTTTTAATACGTTATTACCACCAATTGTAAATCCTAAACCACTATTGTAATCAAATCTTAGTGGTTCACCTAACATTGTTGGTTTACCGCCTGTTTCTTTATCTTTTATTTTATATACGTGAACTTCTGTCATCATCCAAAGTTTATCGTGTGAAATTAACCTATGTAAACAAATAAAATTATCTACTCTATTTGGAAACACTTGTCCACCTTCACAATCTGCTTTTCTTGGTGGTTGTATATGGCCGTTCAATTGATGGTCAGGTGGATATACACGCCTTGCAGCTTCTGTTTGTGGATGCATTGCAATAAACATTGTTTTGCCTGTTTTATTACAAAACTCTCTAACATCATTACAAACTTGATAGTTTCTTTCGAATTGTGATATTCTTCTATCGTGGTTAATACCTGTGTATGGGTCAATAAAACAACCATCACAATCTTCTGCTTCAAATATCTTTAATAGTTCTTTATGATTGTAAAGTTTTCTATTATCGATAAATTTAAAATATTTACTTATTTCATCGTGGTAAAATAAATACTCATTTAAATCTTTAATTGTTTCACCTGTCCACATTTGTATAATATCACGCTTTAACTGTCCAGCATTATTTTCACCTGACCAGATACACCACTTCTTACCGTGTATTTTACTTAGTGCAGTTAAGTACCATAATATAAAATTAGTTTTACCAACATTATCTAAACCTAAAAACATATTGAAGTTGCCATTCTTGTAAACAAAGTAATCATCTAATAAACAACCAATACCTATACCTTTTTTAATTCTACCTTCTTTAAATGCTTTTAAATATGGTACTGTGGCTTTATCTTCTAATATCATTGGTCAAGAAGTTTTTGCACTTCATCATTTACTTTAAGTAAATTATCATTTGCATATTTATCTTTTCTTATCTTATCTTTTCTTAATGCTTTAGCCCTGCTTAAGCCACCCTTCTTTCCGTTGCTAACATTTCGCTTGTGTTCTACTAAACGTTGCTTATACTGTTCATCTAACCATTTAATATTAATAGTTTCATTTTCTATCTTAAATAACTCAGCATCTACTAATGTACTCCATTGTTTAGGTATTAATGTTTCTATTTGTTTTCTTGTAACATTACATTCTTTGCTCCAGTAGTAGCAGCAAACTTTCATAAATGCACCTTGAACATCTAAGTCCATAAATGATATACTGCCTGTAATCCATTGATTTGGATAAAATTTAAAGTATGGTAATTCTTTCATAATTTGATTAAAAATTGTGTTTATAGTTTGTTCTTTCGCATTGCAATTTGTAATATTCAAAAGCTCTCATACCAGTAATATGTGAATCAGTTGGTACAAAATATTTCCAACCTTTGCTTTTTCCGCGATTAATATAATAAAAAAAATAAGCAGCTAACTTTCCTGTGTTCTTTTCCATTATAACAGTTGCTGTATGGTCAGAGGTTGGTATTGCCTCTTTTACTTTAAAATCTTCATTATTATAATTACCATCTCTATCTTTTTTTGAATATAATTCTGCTATATAATTAGCTTTATCATTTAATTCTTTTGCGATTTCTTTATTCATAATATGCTTTGTGTTTTGATTCGTATTTATAGTAAGCTAATAACTCATCTTCATTAAGTGATTCTTCTGTGTATAGTTTATCAAAAGCGAAGGATACGTTTTTTATATCCTTCACTTCTTCTTTTGGTTGTATATAATCAATATACTTAAAATCTTTCTTTTGGATTTTAAATGCCTGTACCAATGAAATATAAGTTATTTTATACTTTTTTGCTATCTCTGGCATCGTTTGTCCGTTCATCAACATATTTTGTATATCCAACGAACTCAAACCCAATGCGGTTAAGATTTTTGATTGTTTCATAATACTTAAAAGGGTAAATCGTTTGAAGTATTACTTGCTTCAGCTTTAGGTGCTTCTGCATCTGGCTTCCAAGTATCTACACTAATACTTACATCTTTACCATATTGGTCAGCTTCATCTTTTAAATTAATATTTAGTTTGATGAATTTGTTACCATTATACTCCTGTATGTATTCTGATATTTTAGAAGGATTAATAGTTACTTTTAACCATTTAGGATTCATAACTTTACCACTACCACAATATATTGTTTCTTCTTTTTTACTCATTGTTATTTGTTTTATTTGTTTTTATTTAATTTATCTAATTGCCATTCGCATATTTCTTCAAGGTCTGCACCGTTTTCATCTTGTAAAATATCTGCATACATTCCGTTTACATACCATTCATTTACTATATTCCAAACATCAATATTGCTTAGATTTTTTTCTTTTATAATACTCATTTTTTCTTGTTGTTTATAATCTGGCATCCATTGCCATTCTTTTTTTATCATTAAAATTTAATTGTTATTCCTACAGCTACAAAAAAACCTCCTGTAGCTATTGCAAATGTATTAGGATTTAAATCTAACTTTTGCTTATGCCATAACATATTAGTTGCACCAGCAGTTATTAAAGATAAACCACCTATTATTGCTAACTTCTTCATAATATTTCTTCTGTTTCTGTTTTTACTTCTACAATATCACTTGAGTAACCCTGAGGCTCTCCATTCCATTCTTTAAATTTATCTGTATAATAATCATAATCCATCCAACCTTTAAATAATAAACTTTCATCTAATTTATATATCTGTACATTAAATGGTGTTGTAGTTTCTATTGCTACAATGTAAGCATCTGTATCTTTATCGTATTGGTCTTGATACATTGCTAACTGCATTTTATAATCATTATAGTATAAATCACGTTCAAAGCGTTTACCAGCATCGTTAGTAGTTTTTATATCTACAATACACTTTCTACCGTTAAACGTTGTTAGAAGGTCTGCAAAGCCTTTAAAATTAACATCTTTATGTTGCCATTCTAATTTAATTTCAGTATCTACTTTATTTTGCATCATTTCAGTTAATACTGGATGTAACATAGCATTGTTAATTATTTTGTTTGCATCATCTAATTCTTGTTGCTTAATTAGTGTTTTGCCTTCGTTCTGTTCTTTGAACTCAATCCATTGTTTACCAGCTCGCCTTGCACCTTCAAAAATTGCAAACTCTTTTGTAAATGTATCTGGTTCTAATAACATCTTATGTATTATAGTTCCAAACTGCATTGCATCAGTAGTTTTTAATTCTTTGTTCCAGTAAGCCAATAAATGGTTAGGAGATTTCTTAAACTGGCATAAAGCCGAGTAACTCAAGTGATTCTTTTTCATAATATATAGTTTTATTTATTTTAGGTATGTATTAATTGCCATAGCTAAAACGATTCCGAAAAATACGCTTGTCATAATAAGCGTTGATAATTCTGTAATATTTGTTTCTATCATTGTTTCTTAAAGTTATCAGCTTCAGAATCTGAGTATATTGAATACTGATAAGCATCTATTAATTTTAAAACGAGCCTGTCTTTAAGCCTCTTTTCGGCCATTGCAAAAGGATATGGAGCTTTACAGTTTTTAGGTGATGCTTCACCAGTACTCCAAATAATCTTATTACCACGTTTTGCATCTCCTACTATTGCAACATCTTGGTTGCTATCTCTGTATATTGTAGGTGCGCCGAATTGTATGTTTTCTTTTGCTGCTATCTTTTCGCAAGCATCGTGTGTTATAATCCACATACTTCTTGTACCTCTTTTTAATTCCCAAAAGTCATCTTTTGATAAATCGTATTTTTGTGCTAATTCTTTAATTTTCATAGTTTCTAATTATTGTAAATATAGTTTTTAATTGTTTCATTCTTTGTTCATTGTATTGCATAGCAACTGATTTTAATTGCTTATCAATGTTTTCTAATTGTGAAATAAATCCATCAAATCTATGTCTATGTATTTCTAAATCATTATTTGTTAGTTTTATTCTACAGATAATTCTCTTGTTCCAATTAGCTCTTATTACTAAGTTGCGTAATCTATCTTGTAAGTATCTGTTAGTTTCATAAGCCCACCAATGATTAATGTTATCGTTGTGGTGCTGTTCGTTATGTGGATGCGGATAATGTATCATTGCTCATTATATTTTTCCATTAAACTTAGTAATACTTCAGAATAAGATTTATGTCCATTCTCTTTGCATTTGCCTTGAAACTTTACCAGCGTTTCTATTTTCTCAGCTGGCACGTAAAAGGTTCTTGTTGTGTATGATATTTCTCTACTCATAATTGTTTGTTTTTATTTGTTTTTATTATATAGCTTGTAAAAATTCTAATTTTTCTTGAATTGGCTTAAAAGTTTTTGTTGCTTTTACTACTTTACAATTTAACTCTAAGCAAAAATTCTTTGTTATATCTTGAAACCATACGTTAATTAAATCATCTTTATGATTTGTAAACTCTAAAGTTTCACCTTCTAAAAGTTGTTGTTTTAAATTTTTCATAATAATAGTTTTTTTAAGTTTATGATGTAAATATATATATAATTATAATACAAATTACAAAACACACTAAAAACTTTATTAACAATTAAATGTTAATTCTAAAATAAATGTGTAATTCTGGCTACTTGGCCATTGTTTTTAGAGAATATAAAACCTTCTATTGCTTGGTTATTAGAAGAAGTATAACCCATTTTATGATGCCAACTATCTGCTGGTGATGGACTACGTAAACTTTCTAAACTACAACCAATTAAATCTTTACTTACTTTGTGGTGAACGTGATGTGCGAACATATATCTATACTTTGTTTCACTCCATTCTTTACACTCATCAGCCATTAATAATGGCAATAAATCCCATTTAGCACCATCTCCGTGAGTACTGCCGATTAAATTATTGTAATAAGTATAATACTTTCTGTGCTGTAAACTAATATCAAAAGTTATATTTTTACTATTTCTAAAGTATGTTGCAATAGTATCAGCTAAACAAAAGCCAGTCAAGTAGTCGTGATTACTACTATTATAAACAACGTGTAAATCAGGATAAAAACTAACTAATGTTTCAATAATATTTATATATAAACGTTTTCCGATATGAAAATGCTCGAAGAACATACCATCAACATCCTGAACTGTGCCTTTTGTAGTTTTACCACCACTTGAACTATCTATATGGAGAACATCATTTCCAATAACAAGAACTAATTTATCTATATTAAATCCATTACTTTTCTGTAATATACCATCAACAGCTTCTAATGTTCTTTGTACTGCTATTTGTTTGTTATATTCTTCACCACTTACAAAAGATTTACATAATTTACCAATGTGTATATCTGCTGGTGATATTAATAAGCAATGGCCATCATTTACTTTAGGTTTAACAACCTTTTCAAAGTTTGGTGAGTATTCTTTAAGGTCGTTTAATAATTGTTTCTTAAACTCTTTTAAATCGTTTTGCTTAAAATTAGGATTTTTAAAATATAAACTGGCTTTTTTGTTCTTTATCCAACCACTATGTATATCATTAGGATTTAAACCTTCTGCTTCTGCTTCTTGTTTTAATCTTCTGTAATCGTTTATGATTTGTGCTTCGTCTGAGTTCAGTCGATAACGTGGATTGCCTTTATCTTTCCACCTTTTTTTATGTGATTTCATTTAACAATTTTGTTAAATATAATAAAAATAAATTATTAATTACTTTTTTGAGCTTGTTCCGTAATAAAAAGCAAAGATGTTACCAATAACAACACCTTCTACCATACCCATTAAATGAATAAACAACTCATTGTCTAAAACTTCAGGTATATATACAACTGAATAGATAATAAAAACAAAGCAAACTAAACCAACAACACCTGTTACATTCATCATCCAGTCATTTCCACCAGCTTTAGTAATTTCAACTTCACGTTTTCTTGCACTATCTCTATCTTCTACTTCTAACTTATACAATTCAACTAATTGTTGATGTATTTGTTGTTTATCTTCTGGTGATAGGTTAGGGTCTTTATCAATTAAATTTTTAACTACACCTAATAAACCAGCATCAGGCAATAAAGAACCAGCAACATCTAAAACGTGAGGTGCTTTTTCAGCTAAAAACTTTCCTATTTTAGTGTCTTTTAGTTTATTCATCCAGAACAGCTTTCGCAAGTTTCATCATCAATATTACAAGTACGTTCTGGCACAGGTAAATTCTCCATTCTTTTTATTAAGTCCTCTAAGTTAGTTTGATTGTTTTTTTCCATCTGCTTTTTTTGATTTTTTAGATTTTACTTCTTGTGCTGCTGCACTTTTTGGTTCAAAACCTTTTGGCTGAAACTCTAAGTATTCAACCTCTGCATCAAAACAAGGGCATTGTTTCATAAATTCCCATTTATCAATTTTACCATCTTTATTTTTATCTGGTGATAAATCTCGATGCCCGTGTATAGTAGCTTTTGGATATTTTGCTTTAAGTTGTTTAATTAACTTAATTAATAATTCTTTTTGTCTTGGTGTTCTTGTATCTTCTGCTTTACCAGTTTCTGCATTTAAACCACCTACATAACAAATTGCTATTGCGTGGTCGTTGTGTCCTCTTGCACTTGCTGGTTTTCTGTGAACTGGCCTACCAAATTCTATAGCTGAATTAATTACATAGTGATAACCAATATCACTCCAATTTCTTGGTTCTGATGTATGCCATCTTTTTATTGTGCTTGCAGATATACTATTAGAACGTGTAGCACTACAATGAATGTGTATTTCTTTAATCTCTCGCATTTTTTCTATTTACTTTTTTTTTAGCACTATTTATTAATCGTGCTTCCATCTTAACAACTTTTACTCTTAGTTGAATATTTTCTTCAATAAGTAATTCAATCTTTGTTTCAAGCTGTGTAATTTTGTTTGTAAGAACTTCAATTTGTTTTGTATATAAACTTTCTTCTCTTTCATCTTTTTTAGCACCTATATCTATTTTTTGCTTTATTATTCCCCATATTTCTTTTACTCCAAATGCTGATATAATACCAGCTAATGCTAATAATAAATTGTGGTCATCCATTCTTACACTTTTTAAATTGTTCATTCTTCTGGCATTGGCTCACTCCAAGCAGAGGTTTGCAATAATTCAAGAGCTTCTGTTTGGTTCATAACATCACCAACAGGCACTACAGAACCATCAGAAATAAAACTCGGTGTAACACTATAGCTTAATAACCCTTGAGTGTTTGCTAAGTTTCTTCTCATACTTTGCGCAGAAGATTGATTAACCTGAGAAAAAAGCACCTTGTCTGTATCGCTTAAATCTATTACTATATAACTTCTATTATTCATTTTTATTTATTTTAAAATTTTAACTTCACGACGGTGTGTCCTCTGTTCTGTCCAAAACGTCCATATTATAACTTAGCGAATTTGCCGAGCTTCCAAATGCATCGCCCACTATAGCATCTGACATTCCACTCGAAACGCCATTAGCATAACTACCAACACCATCTACTATAGCACTTTCACCCATATTGTTAGGAGCTGCTACATTTTGGCTTTGTCCATTATTAGTTCCCTTTTCATCTAAAGCTATCCAGTAAGGGTTAACCCAAGATGTATTACTTCCTAACTGCCACCAGCTTACTAAATTTGAATAGGCACTATGGTTGTTTAGGTTAGATGGTACTCCTTCATTATAAATTTCTAATACTTGTGCAGATGTTAATTCAGTATTCCAATATGAAACATTTGAAAGAGAGCCACTAAATAGCGTTGACGTAGCACGACCACTTATTTGAAAATTTGCAGAATTTAAAATACCACTTGGTGTA